CTCTCCTATATTCTGACTAATGCCGCCGCAAATGTGACGGTTGTCGCCGTGCCAAATACGATTTGCCAACGGGTATATCTGCGTATTGTTGCGGTAGTACTGAGTGCTACAATGCCGTGTTTAGGTGCGCTTGATGCGTCAACGCTTCCAGAGGTCGCGCCGCTCAAGTCACTAAATGAAACGTTAGTATTTGTGGATGCGTCCTGTGCTTTGACAGTTACGGTTCCATTACTGGAAAAGATTTGATAGGCAAAGAATCCACCTAACGAAGTTGACGCGCCTCTGTCATCCAAGCCGACTGCGGTATTAACTGCTGTCTCTGCGCCTTTCGCGTGTAACAGATAGCCCCACGGTTTATTGTAGAGAAGCGTAGAAGCTGAACCAGACCACCCGCCGAATCCCATCGTGACGTAGGAATTGAGGTCGCCCTCCTGCATGTATGTTTGCTGTTCGTACTGTCCCAAAAATACAGGGTCGCCCGCTGCGGGAGCCGTGAGAAAGCCAATCGGAACCATGACATTGCGAATTACACCTGCGCCGCTTGCGACAACATGCAGACCCGTTGAGGCGGTATTGTCGAAATATCCGTTTAATGTGCCGATGTTGACATTTGCCTGACCAGGTAAGACGTTCTTCACCTCATCCGTAAACGCCGCGTCTTCTGCCGTGTCAAACGTCACTTCCAGTGGTCCAACGGAGCGCGAATATCCAGACAGGTCGTACCCGTCCATATAAAAGCGCGTGTGTTTTGTTACTGTTCTTGTCATTCATTGCCTCCCGCATAGGTGCGCGGTGTGTACCGTTTCCAAGCCTTCCCCTTAGACTTCATAAAATTCCTCGACATCGAAAGCCAATCGCAGACCGTAAAAATCATTACCAGACGGGTCTTGCACAATTACGCCTGACGATGTAATTCGTGGATTGATATTGACTGAACCAGTTAAGGCGTCGCTTTCCGTGAGTGCGTTGTAGATCAGCGCAAGCATGGCGAACATGGACGAGATAACGTCTTTAATTCCCCGCGTGCTTCCCACTGGTGCAAAAGTGAAGATGTAATTCAGAGTGTAAGAAACGTCTTTCTTTGCACCATTTGAAACCTGTCCAAATGATCGCCGAGTAGGTGCAGATAGTTCAAGCGGGGCAGTAACATCCGGCATGAGAATCGGTGTTCTGACTTCCCATACTTCGGTTACTTGGTCAATGTCTCGGATAACAAGCCCACTGACAGATAAAGCGGCAATGGAATCCCAAACGGTAATGACTTTCAATCCGCTCATACAATCCTCTTGTACTTTTGCAGAATATCAATCGCGCCTTTGGGTGTTCCCTGTGGGGTAATGACTACCCCTGCGCCTGTAATAGTTGCCGCCGCTGATGTGTTTTCTCCGAAACGCTTGTGATATTCAGAGGCAGAAATCATCATGCAAGCCCGTTTAATGTCGTCTGGTGCGGTTGCGGAGAATCCCCATGTTCCTGCTACGGTAATCGCGCCTAGTGCCTCACCGTTATTGTCAAACGTCCAAACCAAATTACTGGACGGTTTGAGATAAATCATGTACTTAGGTGATTTGTTCAGCGGCAAAAGTTTGTAACTGTCGGATGAAACCGTAGTGCCGTCGCCGTTTGTTATAGAGGAAACGGTCAGCAAATCGTCATCATTTATCCAGAGGTCATATTCGCTGTCTGGTGAATCGTAGTAATGGGTTTCAGTGCGGGCGTAGAATGTTCGTCCGGTATATGTGTCAATAAAACGGCTTGCACCCTCGATAATGTCTTCAATCACGGCATCATCTGTCGTGTCCGATGTAGTTATTCTCTCGTCGGCTTTGAACTCAGCGAGGGTAATATATCCGTTAGTTATTGCCATCTAATAGCACCTTTCCACCAGCTTTTGAAACTGCGTCATACTTCATCAAATAGCCGATGTTTTCCTTGTACATTCCAAGCATTGCGCCGAGGTCGTAAGCTGCCGCGCCCATTTTTTCGATAAGCGTTATCATTTGGTTGGCGGCTTGTACGTTCTTGCTTTGCTTCCACAAATTCCAAAGGTATTCAATCATTCCGCCGTAGTGCCATACCAGAGGCTTTTTCTGTTCGCCGTCTTGTTGGGCTTTTGCAGCGGCGAACTCGAATCCGCCTCTATCTGCGTACCTGTCGCCAAAGGCGGCATACCTCTCGGCTTCCGCCAACGCTCCTGCGCTTTCTCCCGCACTAATGGCGGCGGTCTGGTATTGAGCTACCAAACTTTGCACTTTCTCGAAGTCGTTTTTTTCTATTGCACGTTCGATAGCCTTTTTTATATTTCCGAGGCTCTTTTCCTGTGCTTTCCATTCCCCGTCATGGAACGTGACACGACTCTCGAAAAACTCTTTACCGAATGTGAAATTGCCTTCATACCCATAAAGCGGAACATTAAAAATATTCTTGTCAAGGTACAGAACGGCTGAGTCTACGTTCTCACTTCCTAACCTTCCGCGTAAGAAACCAAACCAGAATAAATAACCGTTGGCTTGATATTCATACTCACTGGCGGACAACTCCACGCCAAAGATGCGGATTTCCTCGTATCCTTGCATGATTGCCAACGCTGCCATATATGCAAACGTGGTCGGGAACATCTGTACACCTGCAAGGGCTTTTGCTTCTTCCAGCGGAAACGCTACAGAATCCGGTACTTCTGGGTCTACTGCTTGCATGTAGATTGGCTTGCCGTGTTTCTGCTTTAGCCATTCCCAATGGTGCGGGTCTTTGGTGTTATGTCCCTTGTAAATGCCTTCGGGATGGATTTGGAAACAAGCCGTCCAGCGTTTGCACCATTCACTATTTGCGGCTTCGTTGAAAACCCAGATGTCGAATGATTCATCGTCAAATGGTGCGTTGCTTCTGGTTTGCGTTCCGCTTCCAACGATTGCGAGTTTTTTCAATTCATGCGCTTTCTAATGGGGCGGCTTTTACACCGCCCCATTGTTCAAACTGTGTTACGTGGCAGAGAGTTGGGTCAACTGCGGATAACGGGGGTCAAGTTCAGCCCAAGCCGCGTTGAGGGTTACAGTACCGCCAGCGTCAATGCCGACAACCATGCGGACAAAGCGGGCGTCAGCTAATGCGCTATCCAAACCGGCAGGGTCAACGTCAATCAACAGCATTTTGCCGTCAACGGTTGTGGTGTCCAAAGACACGCCGGAGGTCGTCGCGGAGGTGATAGCACCGAGGGAGTTTGCGCCAGTAGCACCAGAGAGACGGTACTTGAACGCAATTGCAACTTCACTACCAGAGGCGGCAGCGGTGGCGGCTTCCATCGTGATAACGACGTTCTGGTCAGCAGAGGTGGCGGTCACAACGCCCGCATACCAGAAGAAGGTAGCGTGGAGCGCGTTTTTCAGGTCAACCCACGGAGTAGCGTAGGCAGTACCCGCGCTATCAATCGGGGCTTTCAAGGGGACGATATTTTCCCCAATTCCAAAGCGTGCATCTTTCATTTTTAGTTACTCCTTATTAAGTTGCGCTTCCAAGCACGACGAAGGGCGACTGAGTGGCAGAACCCTTATACGGAGTGATTGCGGAGGCGTAAGCGGATTGACCGTCAACGCGGTAAATAAAGCGGATAACTTCCTGGTCGGTCAAGAACTCGACGTGCATGGAGGTAGCCATGTCGATTCCGCCCTTTTCCCAGAGAAGGTATTGGCTCATATCAGCAAGCATGATGTCACCAGTGGTATTGAGAGCAGCGTTGAACTCGGTTTCGACCACAGGGCGACCGTACAGCGTGCGAACGCCGTCGGCGTTGTAACCCGCGTAGGGGAACAACACAGAGGTTGAGCCAACTGCAAACAAAGCGTCCAACTGTGGACCGACTTCGGGATTGATGTACCACTTGGCATTCGCCTTTGAGCGGGGCATCAAACGCGCCCACATTGCGGAGATGTCAGTACCCAAAACCTTTGAGCCGGTGTCACGGGTCACAGTCACCAACGCGCCGGACTGCATCACACCTTGAGGACCGGAAACACCTAAGCCGTTCATGATGTCATCGTTGAGCATGAACGAAAGTTCTTCACGTGCGCCTTGCTCAACAACTGCGGCAAACTGAGCCGCATCTTTCAGAAGTTCGTTTGTGTCGTAGACCAACACGCCGTATTTCTTGAGTTCCCACTGAATGCGGCGGAATTGGGGCTTGCTTTTGGTAACAGTGTCACCCTCAGCCAAGCGATAACCACGCAAACCACCCCAGCGTGAGCCGGTAGCGCGAGAAGTCTCATCCACGCCGTTAATCCAGCCGCTGTTGCTATTCGCGCCAACAGGCAGGCGGCTAACATCAGCAGAGAAAGCACCTTCCTGATGAACGGGCTTCAACACTTCGGGGGTCAAGGTCGGCTCAAGCAAAATACCGCCATCTGACGGAACGCTTTCGCTTGCGCCCTGCACAGCTTTGGTGCTGTTGATGAGGCGAAGCAAACGCGGGTCAGTTTTGCGCCCGTATGAGATAGTGAAGTCTTTGACAGCCTGAGCCTGTTCCGCAAGCGTGCGGAAGGGGCGGTCGGCTTCGTCTTCGACTACGGTGATGGTTCCAGAGGTCTTGACAGGTTCGGTGGCAGAAATAGCCTTCAATGCGCCAGCTTCCGCCGCCTGTGCAATCATCTCTTGGAGTTTTGTTTCTTCGATTTCCATTTTTGATACTCCTGTAGATTTGGTTTCGACAATGACAGGCTTCGCGTCCGCTTCGGGCTTTTCCTGCTCGGCTTGCGTGGCTTCGTCCTGTGTAACGCCCAATGACTTGAGCGGTATTACTGAGTTACGGGGTTCTGCGGGGGTAGGGGTGAGGCTGGCATCCAGTCCCAAAATCCATGACTTGATGTGCCATGACTTGCCAACCTGCTCACGGTCTACCAAATGCCCCGCTGTACCACTAGACCAACCCAACTTTCCAGCCAGTCCAGCTTCGATAATCATTTGTTCGTATTCGTTACGTGCTTCTAAAATCGTCTCTGCAAATATTCCGCGCTCGTCACGTTTCAACGTTGCACGGGAGAGTTTGTCCTTGTATTCAATTTGCTTCTTACCAGCACGTACTGGCATCCGGTGATTGAAATAGACATCCGATTCGCTTGCGTCTCCGTAATCGGTGTCGGCGGTGAAAAAGTCGCCGGTTAGATCGGTTGTGTTTGGGTCGCCGTACTGGACTAGATACCCGCCAAACTTCACGCGCCCATCATCCATCTTGACAGCCTTAACCTGATTGCCAAAATAGACAACTTCTTCGACGTTGGCGTTTTTCTTGGTGTCGCACATTGCCCCGTTTTCAACAGCGTAATCGTGGATGGTTTGTAGGCGGACAGCATCGCGCTTGCTATTACGTGCGCCGCGTTTGACAGGGATGTAAGTCGTCTGTTCCTCGACTTGAATCCACTCGGCAGAACTGGCGAAAGTAATTCCCGCTTCGCTTTGGGTAAACGCTACCTGATAGTATTTATCACCAGCGCAGACGATGACATAGTTCTCGTAAACCTCGTCGATGTACGGCGTGGATACAGGCGCATTCATTTCCATCGGTGCGGGAAATTGAGCAGAAAATGCCCCGTAGATTGATTCAATTTGGTCGTTCAAACTTTCTGATTTTGTATCTTCCATCCCGACTCCAAAACAAAAAAGCCCGGCGTTCAAGCACTCCCAAAAACTTGGGGTACTCAAACGCCGGGCTAGTCTTTTCGCTTATCCTGCGAAACCGCTAGGGCTCTCGTTTACTTTTATTTAGTTGTGTTTCTTATACACTATAATCTAGACACTGTCAAGATTGATTTTTTATTTCATCGAATACGCTTTTTATTGTGTTAGATAAATCTTCGCTTTTTCCGCATCCTAACGCATCGCCTACTCGCTTCAGATGCTCTATTTCCTCATCGGTCAAAGGCACTGCTAACCGCCGTTCTATTTCCTTAATAAAAATGTAATCTAATACCTTTACGCGTACCCACTCAAATAAGTACACTACGGGAAATGCGGCAGCTACAGCGATAAGAGAAATCATAATCTTATTGTCTGTATTAGAAAGCCATATCTCAAAGCGGACTAATAATTCAAGCATTACTTATCCTTTCTAATACCTTTGATAATTCTTTTCTCAAATTTCGAGTTAGCAACTTCCATTTCTAAAGATGTATCATTCTCGTCTGGAATATGAACTATTCTAGCAGAAATATCATCTTTCTCAAAAGTGAATGTATAAGTGTCTTCACCTATATAAATTTCTGCAGATGAATAAGGCATTGGAGTTAG